GTCCATGATGGACTGACGCTCAAAGACTGCCGAACGGAATACTCGCTCGGTCGGGCCTTTGCGTTTGGCAGGGCCGACATAGTCCTCATCTTCCGGTTCATTACCGTAGATGTCTTTCGGACGCTCGGCCTCTACTGCTTCCTCGAAGTCCTCAATTTCCTCGTCGGCTTCTTCGGATTCGTCCATGTCGAATTCGGACTTGGCAAAAGTCACCGTGACGGTGGCCTCGTCCTCTACGACGGCAACAACGTGTCGTTCTTCTACCTTGTCCATATTTCGGCCCTCATCTTCTCGATCCAGTTCTTCGCTTTTGCGGTTAGCCCATCCTTTGCCCGGGTCACCGCCCCATAAAGCCCACGCGATTCTACCGGCGCTTGGATAGCCTTCTTCGCCCGGGGAGAACCCTTCGGCTTCTTTGTCGATTTCGTGTCGCGCAAAATAACTAACCATCCTTCGGACTGTTTCGGGTGAGAGATTCGCCCGATTCTTAATATCTCGCGCGCGAGCCACACCTACCTCGGTGCCGCCCCGCCCGAACTCCTCACGCCAAGCGAGTCCACGCTCGGCTTCGGATGCCATTTCTTCTGTCGGTTTTAGATCGACTGCCATTACTCAAGCCTCAAGAACGACTCTGCCGAGGTGGTCAAAGTCAATGCTACGACACGCACGGTGCCATCGCTGCCTTTGACTTTGATCGTCAGCGTCGAGTTATCAGTTAGTTCGAAAACCATATCGCCATTGTTCGTCGGAGTAGCACTTGCCGCCGGTTGTATTGTCACCGCATTAGAGTTCTGCGTCGACATCGTGCCGAGGCCGCTGACCGCCGTATTAGCGATAGCGATATTCGTATTTGATGCTGCCGTCAGGCGACCCTGCGCGTCGACCGTAAAGGTTGCGACCTGTGTGGCAGAGCCATAGGAAGCCGCCGTAACTGCGGTATTAGCAAGGTCAATCGTTCCTACAGAGGTGATCGTGCCTCCATTGAGGCCCGTCCCTGCTGTAATGCTTGTGACCGTACCCACGCCGGCTGCAATCCATTCTACCTCTGTCGCACCGGCATTTAGCGCAAGCACCTTTGCACCGTTTCCGGTGTAAGAAGGCAAAAGATTGACTCGCGCAGCAGAAGCGGTCGAGGCTCCGGTGCCACCATCTGCTACGGCGAGGTCGGTGATGCCGGAAATGCTGCCGCCTGTGATAGCGACGTTATTCGCCGCCTGTGTAGACATCGTCCCGAGGCCGGAGACTGCGGTATTAGGAATCGCAATCGTCGTATTCGATGCGGCAGTAAGTCTGCCTTGTGCATCCACGGTGAATGTGCCGACCTGTGTAGCACTTCCATACGATGCTGCGCTAACGGCGGTATCTGCGAGTGAAAGCGTTCGATTAGCCGAAAGATCACCGCCGCCGCTCAAACCGGTACTGGTTGAGATTGTTCTACTTGTCGGAACGGCTCCGACATCCGATGCGCCAAGCGTTACCGCACCCGTCAATCCGTTGACGGAAAGCACCGTATCGGTCGGGGTCAGTAACTCTTGCCAGTTAGCGAGCGTCGAGTACGGGTCAGCAGTTAGGATAAACGACTTGTTGAGATCGGTACGAACCGCTATGTCGCCTTTCTCTGCGGTCGACAGAGCGAGCATAGCCGCTTGCGAGGCGACGACAAACGTATCGGTGATCGCTAAGGCAGGGAGTTGGTTGTTCGGTATCTTGCTATCTGCGCCGAGCGTTGCTACACCATTAGCCGCTGCCTTTTGACTAACATTGATGGCATCGGTAATGCCATAGCCAGAGAGCGTTGTCGGGGTAGATGTAATCGACGAGAAAGCCGGAGTCACAGTCGAGTTTGCAGCAGCCGTCAAACGCCCCTGCGCGTCTACGGTGAATGTTCCGACTTGCGTTGCGCTGCCGTATGACCCTGCCGAAACGCTGGTATTGGCGAGCGAGATCGTGCGGTTGGCCGATAGATCGCCGCCGCCTGTTAAGCCTGTCCCCGTTGAAATAGTGAGGCTCGTACCTACGGCACTAAGATTCCCACGCGCCGTAGTCGCATCTGTTGCTCCTGTGCCGCCGTTATCCACATCGAGCGTTCCGGCCATGGTGATAGTGCCAGAAGTTAGGATTGGGCCACCAGAGAAAGTCATTCCCGTAGAGCCGCCGGAGACATTAACTGACCCGACCGGCCCTTGAGGGCCAGGACTGCGAACGATCAGAGTGGTTTCTGTTTCTTCGACGATAACTGTTGTCATCGCGTCACCTCTGCGTCAACAGTAAAGCAGCCTTGAATAAGGCGATAAACATAACCACCCGCGCCAACAAGTTCGAGATCGTAGACGTATTCACCGGCAGTAATGGCGGCAGTATCAGTTGCGCTAATCAATAGCGTGATTGTTCCTGCTGCTCCACCAAGAGTGATGCGTGAATTCTCTGTTGTCAGAGAAATTGCTGCGGTGCTTGAATCGGCTTCGTCTCTAACTTGCATTCGAGCGGTATACGCACCGAGCGGAACAGGTACGCCTTGCGAATCGAGCCATGTGATAACTTTCTCGAAAGTCGCTCCCTGATCGCAAAGAAAATCGTAATTAGCCGCCATTGGTCACCTCCGGCTGAATCGGAGAAGTACCGCCCGGGAGGGTGATACCGTATCCGGCGATGATTTCTTCTTCGGCTTGTTTTTCGCGCATTACATCCTCAATGTCGAGGCCACGTTCTGCGAGGGCTTGCGTGCGAGTCATCAACCCGTTGTTAATTGCAACAATCTGTGCTTCGGCTTCGTTGCGCGGGTCAACCCATTGCCATCCTCGCGGAACCCATTGGGTCGAGGAGAATTTAAAAAACTTATTCGCCGGAAGGTTAACGATGCCAGAGTCAAGCGTTTGCCGCAGCCATCGCAAATAAACCGGCTGACAAAAATGCTCGATCATCCAATACTGCATTGTTCGCCAATGGTCACGCTCCTCGAGCAAGCCTTGACGAATCGACGAATAAGAGACTGCCTCAAGATCGTTAGCAAGCGAGGTATAGGACACGCCTAGACCGGAGGCGATACCGCGCAGCATGGCTTTCTCAAAGTCACGGAAAGCGGTAGAAGGATGCTGCGGGTCGTATGATTTGAAATCTACACCGGCAGGAAGTTGCGCGAACTGCCCGGGCTGCACTTCCATATTAAGCGTGCCGTCGGGATTCGTTCCGTCGCCTTGGAATTCATCGCCTGATTCGGAGACGAAAAAGCCCATCTTCGAGGCCGATACTCGAGCGGCAACCAGTTCGGCTTCTTCGTAGCCACCGAGCATTTTTAGGCGCGTCATTGCCGTAGCCGTCCACGGCGTACCGCGAGTCTGCCCGATACGATCCGCACGGAAAGCGTGGATCATACGCTCGGCAGGAATACGCTCGGTCTTAGGGCTGCTTGATCCCATCTGGTAATCATCGGGCGGTCGAACGCGAACGTGATAAGCAATCGGCTTACCGGCGGCATCGACTTCCACGCCCATGCGAATCTGGCTTCCGTTGTTCAATACTTCGTTCTTGTCCTGATCGATCATGTCAGGGTCAATAAACTGCAAGCGGAAGCGGTAGGGGTTAGCATTGTCCTCGACGAAAAGCACAAAGCATTCGCCGTCACGCACCACGCTTTCGATAAAGACGCGCTGCGCATCGACCCAAGAGAGGCGACCGTCTACGGTGCAGATTCCTGACTGCCCCCACATTGAGAAGGCAATCTCTAACTGCTGATTGGCAACCTGATCGAGAATCCCGTTCGGTTCTCTTGCTCGAACCTGTAGCGTGATGCCTTTCGGCCCGACTACGTTCGTATCGACGAGATCAAGATACCGTCGCGCATAGTCGTTGTTTTGACAAAGATCGCGCGATCTCGCACGCATCGCTTTGAGCGTATAGCGTAGGTCGGAATCAGCGGTGCGGGTTTGCGTGATCCAATCGGAAAATAAGCGTCCGGTGCTAGCCGCCTCGAATGCTCTGCGACGAGGCTTCTGCGGTTGCCGTTTGAAAAGGTCGCGTAGCCTCATGTAAACCTCACTCGAATGGTCGCGTTAGTGCCAAGCCCTTTCTTTATTTGCTCGGCTCTACGCTCACGGACGACCTCGCCTTTTAGCACTTCACGCTCTCGCAGCAAGTCGTCTCTATTCCAACGGGAAAGCGAGCGACCGGCGATCGAGTAGGATGCAGCGGCTAGGTTGGTCGGGTCTTTTAGGTATGTTTCGATGTTATCGAGGGCGATCTGTGCAAATGAACGAGGATCGCTTGAATCTGTAGATCGGTTCGGCTGAACAGTAATCGTGCCGTAATCGACTTCAATACGCGCCGAGTCGGATGTTCGAGTAATGTAGGCGACCCAATGATACGTTCCGGCTTCGTAGTCAGTCGTTACGGTAGAGGCCACCTCGACCATGTATTCCGTAGCCGATCCGGTTGTCGAGATTGCGAT